AAATTACCGGATTTAAAAGATTTACTTTAATAATTTAATTTTTAATACTTAATCATGGCAGCTGATAATTTGAAAAAATTGCGTCTGTATCAGGATACCTTCAACGCTGAAGGCATGACCGACGAGAACTCGTTGGCAAATGCTTTGTTGACTGAGCCTGATAAATTGTCTCCAGTATTGACTCACTTGGCGGGTCAGGAAGACAAACGTTTTCCCCTCTCATTCTTGACAGAGGGTATGAACAATGTCAAATACATTAATGACATTGAGTACGATTACCCAGTAATGGGTCGCTTGAACAAGAGCGTTATGGCAGTATCTCTAGATGCAGGTACTGGTGTATCACACTCTCGTTTCAAAGTAACGTTTGCTGAGCGTTGGTTCGTTAAGCAATACATTATCGAGAGCCCTTCTGGGATTCAAGCTCGTGTAATGGAAGATCCTATCGAGGTACAAAGCGGATGGCAGTACACTCTACAATTGGTTACATCTGATTCTTCTGAAGCAGTAGCTTCTAGTGACATCGCAGGTAAGCAATTCGTTCAGTTGTTTGCTCCTACTGCGTTCTCTGGATCTCGTGGTAACGAAAGCAACTGGGTAGCGCCTTCTAAAATGCGCAACCAAATCTCTTTGATTCGTAAGTCTTACCGCTACGAAGGTAACATGCCTGACCGCGTTGTAAACGTAGAGTTGAACGTAGGTGGACGTACTACTAAATTGTGGTACGATTTCGAAGAGTACCAACACATGCTTCGTTGGAAAGAAGAAACTGAGTACGCGTTGTGGTACTCTAAGTACAACCGTGACACTGATGGTGTAATCCACTTGAAAGATGACAATGGTAAGCCAATTCCACTAGGATCTGGTGTACTAGAGCAAATTCCTAACGTAGATACTTACTCTGAGTTGACTGCTGTTAAATTGAAGAACGTAGTGCGTGATGCATTGTACGGCGCTTCTGATGCTGCTCAAATGAACATCGTATTGTTCACTGGTTTGGGTGGTCTAGAAGAATTTGACAAAGCAATGAAAGATGAGGTTTCTAGCGGTTCTTACATCAAGAACACTGATCCAGCTAGCTTCATCACTGGCTCTGGTGCTAACTTGCAGTTGGGTGGATTCTTCACTAGCTACAAGCACATCGATGGTCACACTATTACTGTACGTCACTTGCCATTGTTCGATCACGGAGCTCGTGCATTGAACGCTGACAAGCACCCAGTAACTGGTTTGCCAATGGAGTCTTACCGCATGATCTTCTTGGATATGAGCACATACGATGGCGAGCAAAACGTAACTATGGTTACCCGTAAAGGACGTGAGCTTGTACGTTGGGCTGTTGCTGGTGCTTCTGTGCCTCCAGGATTTGCAGGTAATGCATTGCGTGCTAATGACGTGGATGGTGCTTCTGTACACTTCATGAAAGAATCTGGTATCTCTATTCGTCGTGCGACTAACTGTCTGCACCTCGAATGTGTGAAATCATAACAATTAGGGGTTTAGGGGGAGTATGCTTCGGCACTCCCCCGAAATCCCATTTTTAATATAGTAAACCCCATAGAAGATGGCATCTAGAATAATTACAATTAAGCGTAGAGAGAATACTACAAACCTTCCTGATCACGTATATGCTGAGAGCAAAAGAAGAATCGGCAGTGTATTCACCAAAACAGGTGATGTTTATTCAGGTCTGACCTTTCCAGAGCAAAAAAAGTTTTTACCATACATTTTAGGTGTGGACCCAAATGACCCCGCATTTGGAAAAGAAGCGAAGCGTTATTTTCGGAATATGACTATTGAGGTACCTTTCGAAGGTGTCGAGCTTGAAGCCGGCACAGATGAGAATGGTGAACCTTTAAACGTGATGGATTACGTTAAGTATAAGTTTGCTTATGCGCACCCACATGTAGCTGAAGACGAACAGGCTTTGACTACTAATCGTACGTACAAGTATTACATTTTTGACGAAGCTCTAGAACTAGAAGAAGATTACAATGAACTAGAGTTTAGAAAGAAAGCTTACAAAGAATTTATTAAGCTTACTGACAACGAGAAGAAAATGGATATGGTTATCCGTCTACACTTCGAAGATCCGAAGAAGATGGATGCTAAATCTAAAGAGTTATTCTTAGAAGATATGGTAGAAGAGAACCCAGTTAACTTCTATAACATAGCAACCAGTAAAAACCTTGAGCTACAAGCCTTTATTGAGGAGTGTATTAGCATGGAGGTAATTAGAAAAATTGGTAACTCATTGTTGTTAGGTGATGAAAAGCTTGGTGATACCATGGAGGAGGCAGTACTGTTCTTGAAGGACAAGAAAAATAGTTCGACTCTCACTACTCTAAAAGCTAGAGTACAACAATACGCTGAATAATGACCGTACAAGAGATGCATTATGCTGTAGACCAGGGACTCCAGAAAGTGGGGTCCTTTGTCTACGATACTTTTTTAGAGGAGGAAATTGATTTCTTCCTTAACAAGATGCAAGAACGCTTTATCAAGGATAGAGTGTTTCGCACATCTGATCCAAAAAGGCTTGGCTTCTCTTTAAACCAGAAACGTCTTGATGACGTTAGAGCAATTATAGAAGTTGATTTTATAGATATACTTAATACCAACGTTTCTACCGTAGTCGAATATCAGCGCTTTGATTTACCGGTGGATTACTTATATCTAATCAACTTAAGAGCACGTTTAACTCCCGCTCATTGCGACAGTACGGTCATAAAGAAGATGCCCGCACGAGTAGTGGAGCAAGACAAAGTCTATGAATTACTACGCAATCCTTTTTCAACTTCTACAGTAAATTCACCTGTAGCAACTATATCTTCGGAAGACATTA